AAACTGTTTCCTTTACTTTCACAGTATCAAAGGGCGCAGTAGTAGAAACATTTAGTTAAAATCTAACAACGGGAGCAAAATGAAACTACCAATTACAATTGAATACAGCTCAGGCGAGCAAGCGACTTATGTAGCCCAACCGCCTGAGTGGGCAAAATGGGAAAAGCAGACAGGAAACACCATTGGTCAAGCAGCTGAAAAGTTGGGTGTTTGGGATCTTATGTTTTTGGCTTATCATGCACATAAGCGGGAACTTGGTGGATCTAAACCAATCAAACCAATGGATATTTGGATGGAAACTGTCGCTGATGTAATAGTCGGTGATGCTGACCCAAAAGTTATCCAGCAGGAAGCCTAAACAGATTATTGGTTGAGTTGGCAATAGCCACGCAAATACCAATGAGTGATTGGGTTGAAGCAGAGGACATTTTAACGGCAATCGAGATATTGGAGAGAAGGAATGGCAACTAGTACCGAACCTCTAATAGTCTATGACAAAAGAGAACTTGCTTCATTTGCTAAAGTAATTCGAAACATGAGTGCAATTGCTGTTGAGGAAACCAAGCGCAGGGTTGGCGAATTAGCACAAAAAGAATTAAGTGAAATCCGTAGAATTGCAGCATCTAGAGGCAAAGTTGCTGATCGTGTTGCTCAAGGTGGTAAAGTAAAAAAGTCATCATTGCTTGGTGAGGTTTCTTTCGGTTTTGCCTCTCAAAAGTTTTCAGGTGGTGCAACAACTCAATTTAATACTCGCAATGATACAAAAGGCAATCGTTTAGGTATTGGTGCAGCTCATGAATTTGGTTCAAAAAATTATCCACAATTTCCAAGATGGTCGGGGCCGATGCCAAAAGGGCCGGGTTCTAGGGGATGGTTTATATATCCAACAATTAGGCATTTGCAACCAACTATAATTAAAGAGTTTGAGGAAATCATCATGGACATAAAGAAGGAATTCTCTGATGGCGAGTAATAGTAGAACCTTAACTTTAGCTCTTGCAGCTGACATTGATGGTCTGAAAAAAGGCTTAGATGATGCAAATAAAGTAGTTAATAAATCAGCAGATCAAATTGCTGACTTTGGAAAGAAAGCGGCATTGGCATTTGCAGCCGTTGGAGCAGCTGTTGGCGCATTTGCAATCTCAGCTGCAAAGGCAGCAGCCGATGATGAAAAAGCTCGTAAATCATTAGAGCAAACTATTCGATCAAGCACAAAGGCAACTGAGGATCAAATTGCTGCCATAGATACATATATCACAAAACAATCTATTGCTACCGCAACAACTGATGAAGTTTTAAGACCTGCTTTTGCTAGATTAATTAGATCAACCAATGATGTTGCTAAAGCGCAAGAATTGCTTTCTTTATCTCAAGAAATTGCTACCGCCACAGGTAAACCACTTGAAGTTATTACAAATGCTTTAGGTAAAAGTTTTGATGGTCAAAATGCAGCCTTAGGCAAATTGGGGCTTGGCATAGATGCTGCAACCCTTAAAACTAAATCTCATGAGGAAATCATGCAGATGCTTAAAGGCACTTATAAAGGATTTATCGATAATGAGGCAACTAACGCTGAATTCAAAATGCGTCAATTGGAAATTGCATTTAGTGAAACAAAGGAACAAATTGGAAACGCTTTATTGCCTATTATGAAGCAATTTGCTGATTATTTGCTTGCCGTTGTTGTTCCAAATGTTCAAGCATTAGCCGCTGGATTGACTGGTCAAAATGGCGTGGCTGCTGGAATTACTGACGCAACCAGAGGTGCATACGAATTCGGCCAACAATTAAAATCAACCATAGGATTCTTAATCAGCATCAAAGAGGAATTGTTAATTCTTGCTGGCATTTTGGCCACAGTATTTGTTGTTAATAAAATTGCTGCTTTTGTTGCTGCTATCGGAACAATAGTTGCCGCAATGAATACTTTAAGAAATGCCGCTGCCGCTGCTGGAGTTGCTACAGCTTTTGCAACTGGTGGTGCATCCGTTGGAACTGCTGCCGCCGCTTTGGCTGCTGGTGCTGCAACTTATGGTTTAACTCAAATTGCTCCAAGCGGTAATGTGCCAACTCCAAAACCTTTTGTTGGAACTCCATTTGGTCAAGCAGGTGGCAATACCACTAATATTTATGTTCAATCTATTGATTCCGAAGGTGCTGCAAGAGCTGTTGCTAAAGTATTAAACCAAAGCGCATCTCGCTCAGTTCCACAACTTTACAATTCAGGCATCAGAGGCGATTAATGAGCGTATTTACTCCTGAGTATAAATTAACAATTAATGGGGTTGAATACACAGATGTGGCAATTCAAGACATAAGTCATCAAGCAGGTCGAGATGATATTTATGCTCAACCACTCCCTTCATATTTGCAAATTTCATTAGTTGCATTAAATAATGAAAATTATAATTTCCAAATAAATGATGGCATTGCTTTGCAAGTCAAAGATAGTACCAACACTTTTAGGACTTTGTTTGGTGGCAATATCACCGATATTACAACGGAAGTCGCTACCGCATCATCAATTGCCAAAACCTATACATACACAATTTTAGCTTTAGGATCATTGGCTAAACTTCCAAAAATTATTACCGATGGAATTTTATCTCAAGATGATGACGGAGATCAAATTTATGCTTTACTTTCCGATTTATTGTTAAATAATTGGAATGAAGTGCCAGCAGCTGAAACATGGTCAGGATATGATCCAACAACAACTTGGGCAAATGCGGAAAATCTTGGTCTTGGTGAAATAGATCAACCCGGTCAATATGAAATGGAAAATCGCACATCTAATCCAGACACTATTTATAACATTGCAAGTTTAATTGCTAATTCTGCATTTGGTGTACTTTATGAAGATAGCGAAGGTCGCATTGGTTATGCTGATGCCGTTCATAGGCAAAACTATCTTGCAAACAATGGCTACACAGACATTTCAGCAAATACCGCTATTGGGGCAGGATTGAAGACTTTGGCTCGATCAGCCGATGTTCGAAACGATATTTATATTAATTATGGCAACAATTATGGATCACAGGTTTCAGCTACGGATGCAACCTCAATTGCTAATTTTGGTTATAAAGGAGAAACAATTGACACAGTTTTACATGATGCAATTGATGCTCAAGCTGTTGCTGATCGATATATTAACCTGCGATCATATCCTAGAGCTCTACTTGATAGCATTACCTTTCCGATAACCAATTCCGAAATTGACGATACTGACCGAGATGCTCTACTTAAGATCTTCATTGGTCAACCATTACGAATAACAGACTTGCCGGTACAAATAGCCTCATCAGGACAATTTGAGGGTTATGTGGAAGGTTGGCGTTGGAGCACTAGGTTCAACGAATTGTTTTTGACCATAAATCTGAGCCCGATTGAATTCTCTCAAGTAGCACTCCAATGGGAACAAGTATCAGCTTCAGAGGCATGGAACACTTTATCCGCTATACTAACCTGGGAAGATGCGATTGGAGCAGTAGCCTAATATGGCAAACACAACAAATTTTAATTGGGAAACACCAGATGACACAGATTTGGTTAAGGATGGCGCAGCCGCTATTCGCACACTTGGATCTGCAATAGATACATCATTGGTCGATCTTAAAGGTGGAACAACCGGTCAGATACTCAGTAAGACATCTAATACTGATATGGATTTTACTTGGATTGCAAATGATGTTGGTGATATTACTGAAGTGGTTGCATCTTCACCATTAACCGGTGGGGGTTCATCAGGATCAGTTTCGGTTGGAATTCAAGATGGAACCACCGCACAAAAAGGTGCTGTTCAATTAGAAAATTCAACATCTTCAACTTCAACAACAACCGCTGCTGTTCCTGCTTCAGTAAAATCTGCTTATGATTTGGCAAATGCAGCAATTCCAAAATCATTAGTTGATGCAGCTGGAGATTTAATATATGCGACTGCAAATGACACACCAGCAAGATTAGCTCTTGGAACTGCTGGTCAAATTTTAACTGTTAATTCAGGAGCAACAGCGCCGGAATGGAAAACTCAAGCAGCCGCATCTAGTGGATTGACTTTTATTCATCGAAGCAGTTTTACCAATGTTGCTACTGTTGATTATGATTACTTCACCAGCAGTTATTACAATTACATAGTTGTGGTTGAATCAATTAAAAGCGCAAGCAGTTCAGGCGGGTCTGAATCTTTATTGCAAATGCGTTATTCCGGATCAACTGAAACTGGTTCAATTTATAATGGAAGTTCATGGAGCACAGATCGTTCAGGAACTGGTGCAGGTTTAGGATATAACTCACAAACATCTGCCAAATTAGCATTGGATATTGGCGATAGCAATGATAACAGTTATGTTATAAATTTTGAAAAAGTTGGCAATGCGAGCGAGAATCCATCATTTCATGGAACTGGCGTGTTAGGTGATACAACTTATGGATCGGTAATTTTTGCAGGTAAAGCCTATCAAGCCAGAACTTATACTGGTTTTAGATTGCTTGCATCAAGTGGAAACATTACTGGAACAGTATCTATTTATGGAATGGCGAAATCATAATGAAAACTAAAACACAAATTGCAAATGAACTAAAAGCCGAATATCCAACACTCACTAAACAGGTTAATGGCGAAGTCATTGAATTAGATGAAGTTGAATATAAAGCAACTATTGATGGATGGGCTGATGCTCAACTTGCAAAATTAATTAAACAAGCTGAAGCCGAAGCAAACGCAAAGGCTAAAAGTGAATTGCTAGAGCGTTTAGGCATTACCGAGGATGAAGCAAAACTCCTCCTTGCGTAATGAAACCATTTTTATCTAAAGCTGCCGTTCAACTCCGGGAACAGATTGATGATTCATTCCCGGATCGCAGCCGTAAAAGTGATGGATGGTTGGGTGATGCTCGTCATTCCACAAAAAAATCTGACCACAATCCAGACTTTAATGGGTGTGTCAGAGCCATTGATATTGATGCTGGCTTGGGTAAGCAAGAAGGAATTTCTGCTTATCTCGCTGACCAAATCAAAGAATGTGGAAAATCAGATAAACGCATATCTTATGTAATCCATAATCATCATATCGCCAGTAGATTGATGAACTGGAAATGGCGTCGCTACAAAGGCATCAATCCTCATACAAAACATATTCATGTTAGTTTTAATAAATCAGGCGATAAAGATGGATCATTTTTTAACATCCCACTACTAGGAGGCAATTCATGAAACTAAGCAAAAAACATAAAGCAGCAATTAAGTCATATTTAAGAGCCGTTGCAGCTTCAGGCATTACAGTTGGACTTGCAATTGCTGGAGATGTTAAACCTGAATATGCTGTGCTATTAGGCGCATTAGTTGCACCAATCATTAAGTGGTTAGATCCAAAAGAGGGAGCATATGGAATTGGTTCGTCTGAAAAATGACACCAGCAGAATGGGCTGGCTTCGCCGCTGGCATAACCGCCGTATTGGTCGGTTTCTTTACGGGTCTTCGTTATCTTATTAAAGGATGGCTTTGGACTTTAACTCCTAATGGTGGTGCATCGCTTGCTGACAGATTAGCGAGAATTGAAACACGCCAAGAGGAAATCCTAAGAATACTGTCTAAGTAGAGTTAGCCTTATCACATGGCGAACACACGAAAACCTATCAAACGAAAAAAGATCAATCGTCGAGTCGTTCGCCAAACTCCTGAGCCATTAACAAAAATCGATCAACATTACATGGCTTTGCATGAATGTTATAAAGCAGCCAGAAAAGCAGGATTCACACCTGAGCACGCATTTTGGTTGATGACCGAACATAAGACTTTCCCTGATTGGATTGTGGGCGATGGTGGGATAATCCCATCAATAGATCCAACTGACGATGAGGATGACGATTAAGCGATACTTAGTAATAAGTGATTTGCAAATTCCATACCATCATGAAACAGCTGTGAAGAATGTCATCAAGCTGGCTAAGCGTGAAAGATTTGACAGTGTATTATGTGTGGGTGATGAAATTGATTTTCAAACCATTAGCCGATGGGCTGAAAAAACACCTTTGGCTTATCAACAAACTTTGGATGATGATCGTTCAACTACTCAAGAAATCCTTTGGGCTCTCACAGAACACAGCCGAGAAGCTCATATTATCCGCAGTAATCATACTGATCGCTTATATAACACTTTATTAAAAGTACCGGGGCTCATTAGCCTACCTGAATTGCAATACGCAAAGTTCATGGATTTTGAATCTATGGGCATAACCTTCCATAAAACTTTTTATGAATTTGAAAAGGGCTGGATCTTGGCTCATGGCGATGAAGGCAACATGAATCCTAACGCTGGTCAGACTGCCCTAAATCTTGCCAAAAAGGCAGGAAAGAGCGTGGTTTGTGGGCACACCCATAGGTTGGGTATGTCAGCCTATTCTGAGGGGCTCTATGGGGCTTACAGACCCCTTTACGGCGTTGAAACAGGCAACCTTATGAACAGGGCAAAAGCCTCCTATACAAAAGGCTTGGCTAATTGGCAAATGGGCATAGTTATTATGGACTGGGATGGCAAAAATATGAATGTGCAAATGATCCCAATAAACAAAGATGGCTCATTTACAGCTCTTGGAAAGTCTTATGGGGCGTGAAACAGACTATCAGCCTCGCACGATTGATGACCATATCGACGATTTTGAGGATATTAGCGTTATCTAATCGTTATAGAACACGCCGTAGGTCAGGTAGATAAAAGACTTGATTTAGGTCAAACTTTATGTATTCACAGAGATACTGTGGATATGTAGGGAGCGACATGAAACTAGATCTAGGCAGTAAAGATACAGCTTTAGAATATGCCGAGCGAGGATGGGCAGTTTTGCCATTGTTGCCACGCAAGAAAGATCCACACTTTGACTTAGCTCAAAGAGCTTATTTATCAGCAAGCACAGATCAAAAGTTAATTAATTTTTGGTTTGACTATGATGAAAACATCAACATTGGGATAGCTTGTTATCAATCAGGCTTAGTTGTGTTTGATATTGATTACCGCAATGGTGGCGAATTGCTACCTGAATTTGAGGCAACATACACAGTTCAAACTGGTGATGGCTTACATCTTTACTACACCGCAAATCAATCTGATGTATTCAGAGGTAAATTAAATGATGGAATTGACATTAAATGGAAAGGTTATGTAGCTGCTGCACCATCAATTCATCCGTCAGGAGCACGATATACAGTAATCGATGACCGAAATCCGGTTGCGATGCCTAA